ATCGACCGTGCTAGTGGTGTGTTGTTGTCCGATCCGGACATCGATGCAATTCTCGCTATTCGTCAGATAACTCTGATGTTTGGCAAGATTGCTCTCAAGTGCTCGAAAGAGCGCGAGAGAGCTGCGATGGTCGGATTCGTACAATGTGAGAAGGAGGTCAGAGACGCTGATGCCAGGATACCGGACCAACTATGGTCTGATTTCCGACGTGTTGGCGCCATGCTTTATGCGGAAGCGTTTACCGACGTGGATCGTGAGATCTACGAAGGTAGGTTGCTTCCAAAGCATGGACCAGGTGCCACAGCGGATAAACTTCGTGGAAACGCGAAGTTCCGCCAGGATACCTGGCCTTCTCGTTTGGAAAGGTACTTTCCTATGGGAGAGTACCTTATACCGAATTACCGTTATTACGGTAGTTTGGAATCCATCGACCTCCTCGAACCCGGTTCAGAGACCCCCGTTTCGGTGGTCTCCGTTCCTAAAACGCTCAAAACACCCAGAATTATCGGCATTGAACCTACGGCTATGCAATATAGCCAACAGGCCATTGCTGATTCACTCTGGATAGCCCTCAAGAAGGTTGACTACCTTCGGGCTATGCTCGGGCACACTGACCAACCGGTTAACAACCAGTTGGCCTGTGAAGGTTCCCGTACAGGGAAGCTAGCGACACTCGATTTGAGTGAAGCGTCCGATCGTGTCTCGAATCAGCATGTACGGAATTTGCTGCGAAACCACGTTCATTTGCATGACGCGGTCGATGCATGCAGGTCCCGGAAGGCTGATGTACCTGGTGAGGGCATTATACGCCTCGCCAAGTTCGCGACTATGGGTTCAGCCCTCTGTTTCCCGGTGGAGGCCATGGTGTTTTTAACCATGATCTTCGTGGGAATTGAAAGAGAGCTCAACACATCACTGTCCCGACGGATCATTTCTGATTTTGTCGGGCAGGTGCGTGTGTTCGGGGACGATATTATTGTCCCTGAACGCTATGTGCATTCCGTGATCCAGTCGCTTGAATCTTTTGGGATTCGAGTGAACATGGGCAAGTCCTTCTGGAACGGTAAGTTCCGGGAGTCTTGCGGAAAGGAGTACTACGACGGGCACGACGTTAGTATAACGCGTGTTCGTCAGATACTCCCGACCACACGGACGCAAGCGACCGAGGTGATATCGACGGTTTCGCTTCGTAACCAGCTTTACTTTGCTGGTTACTGGCAGACCGTTCGATGGTTGGATGAGATCATCAAGGGAGTAATAAAATACTTCCCGGTGGTCTTACCAACCAGCCCGGTGCAAGGCCGTCACTCATTTTTGGGTTATGAAACCCAGCGAGTTGACGAGTACCTCTTTAGTCCTTTAGTCAAGGGCTGGAGGGTACGCGCCAAGCCTCCCCAAGATGTTCTAGGGGAAGAAGGCGCCCTTCTCAAGTGCCTCCTCATGATGGAGCGTAGAGATCGCCAAAGCAAACCGGAATACTTTTCCGGCGAGCCTCTGGCACAAGCCGAATCATTGATTCGACACTCTAGCGACATCGACTACCACTTGCCAGGTGGTGGCGAGGATCACTTGTCGTTTGCGGGACGCCCCCGAGTCGTCAACATCAAACTCGGGTGGAGCTCCGCGGTGTAACTGCGGGGTTGGGGTCGCGAGACCCTCAGGGAGAGCCCAAGTCCGCTCCTGAGCACCTATTAGGGTGTTTGGGGGACTGGATTCTCCGGGGTTGG